AGATGGTACTGTTAAAGCCGATCTTGGTCCATATAAAGTAAAAAAGGATAAATAGTGGAAGATAAAAATACATTAGAGTTAATTAATTCTATTACTGAGTTTAACGATCTTCATGAGTACATGAATGATGAGCAGTTAGATAAAGCGTTGGCTATTGTAGTAAAGTTATTAATGAACCCAGATGTTCCATCTGCTAAAGCACCATATTTAATTATAGAGCTTCAAGCTATGTCAACTAAATTTTCTATGATGGCGTCAGTATATTCTACTATTGCAAAAGATAAAGCAGGAACTGTAAATAACAATAAGAAAAATATTTATTATTCAGCAAAGGAGTCTATAGACAAACTTGTAGATGCACTTAAGTATGTCGTTAGGTATAGCTCATAATGGGTAGAGATATAGTAAAAAATCTTAAATTTAAAAAACATACGGGAAAGCATTTTGACCCAGAACGATTTGCACAATTGCTTGATGAATCATATAGAAATACAAAACGTGCTGATGGAGAAATGACAAAGAAGTCTTTTAGTCCAAGTTCTTTAGGGTATGGTCATGGAACTTGCCCAAGATATTGGTACATGGCTTTTTCTGGCGCAATGTTTATTGACGACAACGATGCTGTTGCAGTTGCCAACATGGCACAAGGTACGCAAGCCCATGAAAGACTACAAAATTTAATTAAAACAATGCCAGAATGGAGAGCGGAAGAAGAAGAGATAGTAAATGAATATCCTCCAATCCGTGGCTTTATAGATTTAATTATGGAATACGATAATGAAACAGTAATTGGTGAAATTAAAACTGCCAAACAAGAGGTTTGGGATGGAAGACAATCAGAGATGAAGCCGACTGCAAATCATTTGCTTCAACTGTTAACTTATATGAAATTAAAAAATGCTAAAGAAGGATTCTTTTTGTATGAAAACAAAAACACCCAAGAGCTTATAGTAATACCAGTTTCAATGAATGAAAAAAATACTAAAATTATTGAAGATACTTTTTTATGGATGCGTGAGGTTTGGGATAATTTTAAAGACGGAGACCTACCAATGCGCCCAAAGGGATCATCTAAATCTAAAATGCCTTGTACCTATTGTCCAATTAAAAAGGAATGCTACTCAGGCCTAATAGGAACAGTACAGATAGATCAATATGAGGTTCCTAAAATATGATCTGTTTAAATAAAGAATGCAATAAAGACTTCAATCCAAAAACACATAATCAAAAATATTGTACTGATGAATGCTGCAGGATTGCAACCAACAAAAGAATTATGGAAAAGTATTACGAAAAAAAAGCTATTAAGAATGGCGCAGTTAGATCTTGTAAACATTGTAAAACAAAACTAAGTAGATATAATCAAAATGATATTTGTGCTACATGTGAAAAAAATATAACATATGAAAGTAAAAAAATGATATGGGGTATATTAGGTGAACTTAGCTAGCCTAGTTAAAACAAAAGCATATCGTGTACTAGGCATAGATGCCTCTACTACTTCAGTTGCGTTTTGTTTAATGGAAAATAATATTCCTTTAAAATGGGGGAAAATTGAATTATCTGGTGCAGACATATATGAAAAAATACATGATGCAAAGATTAAAGTAGCAGCAATGTTAGATAATTTAAAGTCAGATTATATCGTAGTAGAAGGAGCAATCCTTGTCAGATCACCTGATGCTGTGATAAAATTATCATATGTATATGGAGTTGTTATTGCTGAGCTTATGTCTACTGGCGCTAAGGTTATTACTATTAGCCCATCCTCGTGGCAGGCGTTCATTGGCAACAAAAATCCAACGAAAGATGAAAAGTCTGCAATAAGATTAAAAAATCCTGGTTATGCAGATTCTTGGTATAAAAATCAATTACGCAATATGCGTAAACAAAGAACTGTAGATTATTTTAATAATAAATATAAATTATCATTAACAGATTTTGACGTAGCAGATGCATTTGGCATCGCACATTATTCAAATGAGGTGTTAACTAAACGATGAAGCTATATCAAAGCAAAGACTGGCTATATCGTAGATATATTGTTCAAAAGAAAACAGTTACTGAAATTGCTATAGAGTGCAGTGTTTCTGCTATGACAATACAAAGATACTTAGACCAGTTTGGTTTAATTAAAAGGAGATAATATGAGTATAGAAAAAAAGATCTGGCAGACTTACGAAACAATTTTTGATGAATTGCCAATTTACGCTAAAGAAAGCGTAGGGACATGGACTCATCAAAATCCAGGATGGGCTTATGGCTACATGAGTGGACAAGACAGGGAAAACTTCTTTAAGGAACACTTCGACTCAAAAACATATGAGACCTATGTAAACCTGCCTTTAGGAGTAATGAAAGCTGGCTTATGGAGATTTGCTATTCTTTATATTCACGGTGGGATATATACAGACATGGACACACACTGCAAGACTCCAGTAGATACTTGGTTAAGCCCTGAATACGATATGATTTTAGATATCGAAAGGGATACCCCATGGCTAGCAACTCAAACAATTGCCGCTAAAGCTGGGCATCCGCTACTAAAAGCAGCTATAGACCTTTGTGTTGAAAGATGTTCTGAAGGAATTATTCAACATAATCATATGGTTCATTACTATACTGATGTTCAAATGTTTACAGATGCACTATATAAAAAATTAGGCGTTGAGCCTTATCAAAAACATATCAATGAGTGGGCCACAGAACTTATGGAAATGGATTTTTTAAAAGAAAATAAAGTAAAAATTCTTTGTGGAGAAGAAGCCAGAAGACTATTAGATAAAGATGTAGTCCATCTTTATTGGGGAGATGACAGAGAAGCAGGATGGATTGCTTGGAAAAAAGATCCTCGTGTAAATGAATCTTATCCTAATGGATTTAATCCTCATGAATGGGAAAAAGAATGAGTGTTATAGGAGTATTGCCAGCATCTGGAAAAGCTTCTAGAATTGGTGGCATTCCTAAATTTTGTTTACCTATATCAGATGAAAGATCTCTTTTACAATGGCACGTAGAACAAATGCTTGAAGTGTGTGATGAGGTTAGAGTATCTACAAGAGCTGAGTGGGTTCCAATTATTCAAAATATGGACATGAATATTAAACTAATTGTTCGTGAGCCTTCAACAATGTCAGATGCAGTAAAGTTTATGGTGGGCGAGTATAACGATACAGTGCTTATTGGAATGCCAGATACATATATATTAAACGCACCTGGAAATATATACAAGCCTCTATTTAAAGACAATACTGCCGACCTTGTTCTGGGAATTTGGGAATGCGGAGAAGTATTAAAGGGACGTGTCGGTCAAGTTTTAGTATCCCAAGATAAAGTAATTGGTTCAGAAGACAAGGTAGATAATTGTGATTACCCAGATATGTGGGGCACTATGCTATTCCGAAAGAATATGATAAGATACATAGATACAACACTAGATCATCCAGGAAAACAATTAAAGGAATGGATATCTAGGGGTTCTAATATTAAGGCGGTAAGACCAGGCGGACAGTATATGGATATTGGAACGCTAAGAGGACTTAAACAATTATATAAAGAAATGGAATAGTAATGCTAAAACCAGTATATAAAGATGTTAAAAATTTTCATTATGATGATTTATATCTACATGCCGTATCAGCGCCAGCTGGACATAAAATTTTAAATGCATGCTTAGAGGTTGCTCAAATGCTTATTGAAAAAAACATATCTTATGGAAATTCAGCATTAGATCCCATTAGAATATTTTCAACGGCGGATTCAACAGAGCAATTAAAGGTTCGTATTGATGATAAATTAAATAGGGTTAAAAATAATCAAGGATTTGCAGGAGACAATGACATAGATGACCTAATTGGGTATCTATTGTTGTATAAAATAGCCAAATCTAATTGACTTTTTAGTCAACTAGAATTATAATACATATATATGGAAATTGAATTATCAGATCATTTTGATCGAATGAATAAAGTTGTTGCCGAACTTTTAAAGGGCAATAATCCGACCCAGATTGCCTCTCTAACGGGCTATAAGCGATCAGACGTAGTAGAACTTATAGACGAGTGGAAAACCGTCGTATACAACGATACAAGCTCTAAGGAACGGGCTAAGGAAGCCATCTCAGGAGCGGACCAACATTATTCTATGTTAATTAAAGAAGCCTGGAAAACAGTAGAGGATGCAGATCAGGCAGGCCAATTAAATGTTAAAGCCAATGCCCTTAAATTAATTTCAGATATTGAAACTAAAAGAATTGCCATGCTTAAAGAGGTTGGTCTATTAGATAATGCCGAGATGGCAGATCAAATTGCACAAACAGAACATAAGCAAGATATTTTAGTTAAAATATTAAAAGAAGTTACGGCCTCTTGTCCAAAATGCAAAATGGATGTAGCAAGAAGACTGTCTCAGATTACAGGAGTAGTAGAGCCAATTGAGATAATTCAGGAGGCAAATGGATCTTAATTTTAACGACCTCATTGATATCCTTGACGGAGAAGAGTTTGAAGAAAGACCAGTAGACCTACAAACTTTTGTTACAAGCCCTAATTACTTAGCTTTACCACCACTTTCAAATTATCAATATACACTAATTGAAAAGTCATCTCAAATATATAAAGAGTCTACATTAATTAAATTATTTGGAGAAGAAGAAGGCTCTAGAATATTTAAACAAACCGCCAACGAAGTAATTGCTCAACTTGGTAAAGGTTCTGGTAAAGACTACTGCTCAACAATTGCAACAGCTTATATTGTGTATTTATTGTTATGCTTAAAAGACCCAGCATCATATTACGGTAAGCCACCAGGAGATGCAATTGATATTTTAAATATTGCTATTAACGCACAACAGGCAAACAATGTTTTTTTTAAAGGTTTTAAAACACGTATTGAAAAATCACCATGGTTTACTGGAAAATACACAGACAAAGCTTCTGAAATGAAATTTGATAAATCTATTACAGTTCATTCTGGTCACTCTGAGCGTGAAGCTTGGGAAGGGTATAACGTTATTGTTGTTATCCT